ACTACAATAGCATCTGCAGTTTTAGATATAACTGTACCTGTAGCTGCTACTGCAGTGCTATCTCCTGAACTAACCACACCTGTTACAGTTTCACCTACAGTAAAACCAGAACCTTCTCCTGAAGCTAGTGTAATATCATAATAGTGATTATACCAATGTAAATAATTATTTCCCGATGTAGGTTTACGGCATCCAAAAATACCTTGATTAATGTCAGGAGACACATGTAAACCTAAAACAGGACTGTTAGCTAAACCTGTAAGTTCGCCATAAGCATTTGTGTATCCTGATATACGACGATAGCCACCGTTAAGAGATGGCTCGTAATTAATCATTCTGTATGCTGAACCTGCTAATTGTCCACCGTGAGTAAGTGGGTCTATATTAGTTATAAGACCTCCACTACAAGGTACGGGTAATGTAGCTAAATTATCTGCCATTATTGTGCGCCTATATTAGCATTAAAATATCTGTTAGCACGAATAGTAGATGAAATATATGCAGGGCTATCTAATAGTAGCCTTCGCATTGTATCTATTCCATTTTGAAAGTTTTGTTGATGTATAGCTGCACTTTGTTCATTACTGCGAAACCGCATCATATACATCATGGCACCATCTATAAGTACATGTTTAAATCTATCTGGAATAATAGACGTATCGTCAAACGCCGTTAGATCACTAGGAAAAGACCAATAACGGTATTCTATTTCGTATGCAGCATCTGGTACTGGTGTTACACCAAACTTACGTTCTTCTGTTTTATAAATAAGTTGTGGTGTATCTCGTCCATCTGCACCTGATGTATCTTCTTGCGGTCTGTAGTATCTAAGGTAATCTACATAACTAAGTACTGTAAGTTTTTTTGGCTCATTATCTTCTGAAGTTAAACGTTTTAAATAAAAAGAATCCCAATCAATTTTAGATACATCTGATTGCCATGCGTATGTACCTGTTCCAATAACTAATGTTTCTGTATAAGTAGTAAAAGTAAAAGGCCATTCTTGTGATACTTGTAGAAGTTCACGAGTACTAGAATTGATAGCATCTTTTGCAATAGCTTGTAAGTTACGAGCATCACTAAACCCATCACCTGCTGTATCAAGTGTAGTTTCATTTATTCTGCGAAGTAATTCATTTACAAGTGCAACATATGTAGCCATAATAGTACCTTTAAATTAGCTTAGAGGGGCCAGTTACCCAGCCCCTCATAATGTTTAATTATGCGTTGTCACGAGCAACTTCATTAGCAGATGTATCGCCCATGTCTGTGCAATCCATCATAACTGCCCAAACACGAAACTTACCTGAAGTAACTGCACCACCAGAAAGTGAAGCAATTGTTACATCAATGTTATCGTCTGCTACAGCCATTACTGGCTGATAAGCTGCAGGGTTCTGTGCAACTACTGCTGCTGCAGATGTAGCATCAAAACCGTCAACGAATACGTCAGGATCAACTCCAGTACCTAAGTCTACAGTAAATGTAGAACCATCAGTAGCTGTATCAACTTCAATACCTGCGTTTAAAATCATGGTTCCTTTTGGAACTGCAATCACAGGAACAACGTCTGCTGCTGCAAGGGCAGAACCCTTATCAGACAAAGCTGTTGCCCAATTCAATGTAGTTTGAACCATGTATGGGTTACGACCACGTTGAGAGTTTCCTGCTGCTGAACGTAGTGTGTTGTCACCAAGTGCCATTAATCAGTCCTCCCTATTAACGTAAGTTGTAAATCGCATTAACCAACGCCTCTGGACGTAGGATTTTGCGACCATATAGATGCATACCACGAACAATGTCTGCAAATGAGTCAGGGTCACGATATGTTTCTGTCTTATTGATCTGCTCTGCAGTTGCAACTGCTGAACTGTGACCACCTACAATAACACCGTAGTTAGTCGCATTTGAAGCAGCTTCAGTTGCAGGACCAGTACCAAATGTAGGTAGATTGTTTGAAACGTGTACTTGAAAACCATGTAGGTTATTAATTACAAGACCGTTACGTAGTCCACCTGATTCACCGTAATCTGCGTTTTGAAGACGTGAATCTTCATCACGAAGGATTTCCATAAATACAGGGTCCACTACAAGCCATCTACCTTGTGTGTCAACATTTTGCTGGTCTAACTTACGAGCCATACGAGCAATAAGTTGTAGTGGGTTTGCTTCACCTGCAGTTGAAGGTGTAGCTGTTGCACCACCTGTACGTGGCAAGAGTGCAATTGACTGACCACCTGTACCTGCATTAAAGTCAGAACCATCTAACTTCATTGAGGAAAGTAATTCGTCAGAACCTGCCGTTGACACAGCCTTAGAACCGTTAACAGTTGTGTTAGCAGTATCTGCTGCACTGTGAATTGCAGATTGTTTGTAGCCTGACAAATAACCAAGAACGTCTTGGTCAAACTGATCAGACAAACGATATGCAGCACGATCACTTGCAAGACTTTGGAAATTGACGTGGCTGTGAGCCTCTTCAATATCGTCTACCTTGAAAGCAAAATAGTTAGCCTTGTCAATGGTCAATGAAAAGTCTTCATCATCCAAATCTTGTGGCGTGATTGTGGTCCCCCGTGCGTAGGACTTCACGGTGATCTCAGGTTCTTTAATAATTTTAACTGAGTCACCCATTTGAGCAATCTCTCCAAAATAATCAGAGTTTGTAATTGCTTCAACAACAGATGCCTTGCGGAAAGCAAGCTGCACCTGTTTGGAGTAGATTACGGGCGAGAAATTACCATTTGGCAGGTTGCCGTAACCTGATGCTGTTGAAAATGCCATAACATTTTTCTCCTTTAGCATAAACAGATGCAAAACATACAGATACTTGATTGGAGGCTAGACATCGTAGGGTGCGTAGATTATAACACTTGGCCTTTGTGTTACAGCTACGGGCCATGAATTACTAGGTAGGTCCGTAAGGTCTGTTGTTTGCTTGGGTTAGGTTATGTAGGTAATCCATTTCTGGGGCTGCATAACCTATTAATACATATAGTTATATCATAAATAACTATAATGTCAATACTTTTTACCTAGCAGAACCAGATAAATCGTAAATAAAGTTGCCTGTACGAATAGCTTCCATAATTGTGTCAGCATTATTTTCGTATTCTACGGCAGACATTCTTTGCACGTCAGATTCTTTAATAGAGTTTCCTATATTATCTGACTGAGGTTTACTGCGTTGGTTCCGTGTATTTACAGAACGTGCAGCATCTTTTGATGTGGCTCTAGTTTTTTTAATGCCACGATCTGCTTTATATAGATCAATTGCACGAGCAGCAGAACGAGCATCATTGTCATTCTCGTACAGTGCTTCTTGTATCCACTTTGGTTGTTCTTCTGCCCACTGATGAAAATCATCGTCATCACGAATATCATTAAAGTCAGGGTGCAGTTTTAACAACTCTGCTTCAGCTTTTTCTCGTGCTGCAGTCTCACGCATTTCGTCTACTGCTTTTACACGTTCTTCTAAATCAGCAGCTTGTTCTTTTGCTTTTTTAATTGCAATAGTTTCAACTATAGCTGCTACGTCTGGATATTTAGTTGCCCAATTTTCTAAGTCTTCATCTGACTTTGGCAGTTTAATTTCCTGTTTAGTTGCTTGTGTAAGCTGTTGCTCAAGTGCATTAATGCGATCTTCATATTCTTTTTCTTTTTGCTGTTGGTGTCTACGTAGATCACCATAACGTTTTTTAAAACTACGTTCTTCAGCATTTGCAGGTTCAGCTTCTTGTGGTTCTTTCTCTACTGCTTCACCTTTTTGTTCAGCTATTAGCTGTTCAAGTTCTTCTTCTTCTTTTTTCAATCGTTCTTCATTTGTGTATTTACGATTGGCAAAAGCCACTTTTTTTTGGGGCTGCATTTCTTCAGCCATAATTGTATCTGACATTATTTGTCCTTTCACTAGGGCCACCGTAGCCTGTTGGTAGGGGGATGGGTAGCTAGTCATATTGGTGGTTATTATTTTTTACGGGAGGCCAATCCACCTTTTTTTATTAAGCCGCCTTTATTTAACAAACCAAATGGATTATCTTCTTTTGCAATATCTGCATAGCTTTTTGCTGCTCCACCAGCTTTTTCTGCAGCAGCAACCATACTATCTTTATCAGTTCTAGTTTTTACTTTTGGTGTACTTTCACTAATTTTTTTAATAGACTCTACAGCCTGTCTATGTCTTTCGGCGGCATTGGGTCCATCATCATCATTGTTGCTACTACTTGGGGTTGATCCTCTTCTTTGTTGTCCTGTTTCATAAGCTGTAGGTACATTTGACGGTCCTGCTTGAGGATCATCTGAACGCCCTTTATTTCTTCCAACAAGATTAGCTACACTAGAGGTAAGTTGATTTAACAACTCTTCTGTTCCTTTATTTTTTGCATCTTTATTTTTTTGCATAAGTAAATTAGTTGCATCAGCACTGCGTATAGCTCGTAATGCGTTTTGCAATTCTTCATTAGCAGTAATTAATTTAAAATCTTGCCTATCCTCTGCCCGTGTTTTTACTTCTCCTAAACCACCTGTTACTTGTTCTGGTTTAGCTGCAACTGCTGCAGTATCTGTAGGAATAGCACCTCTAATTGTATCTTCTCCCGTATTATCTAACGGAAGTAATGCTTCTTGAGTTTGTTCTTCTACTGAAGGAGTAGTTTTTGCAAAATCTGTTATCTCTGTAAGTGATGGAGGTGTTTTATCAGAAAGAGGTGGTTGATCTTCAAAAGGTTTTGGGATAGGCGTAGGTCTTGCTACAGGACGTAAACTTTCATCTACTGCTAATTGTAACTTTTTATCGTCAGATTCTTTTAGGTCTGTACCTGCATTTAAACCACCAACATTTTTAGCTGCCGTTGTTTCTTCTGGTGTAAGACCTATTGCTCCACTAATACCATCAATAATTTCTCCGACTATACCACCAAGTATACCTTTACGTTCATCTTTTGTCAAACGGTCTTTTACTTCTCTAAGTGCTGCTACCTGTCCTGGTACATCAGTTTTCTTAGCTTCTTCAATACGGGCATCAATTGTAGCTAATATACGTTTCTTTTGATTTTTATTTGCTAAAGAAACGAAAGCACCTAATACTGGAACAGTTGCAGCCATAACACCTGCAGCTACGTTGCCAAAAGTACTTACCTTTTCTGCTTCTTTAATGTACATATCCAGTGGAGAACCTTCCCAACTACCTGCTTCTGTAAACGCATTTGTAACTTGTCCTGCTCCACTTGGATCATCGTCATCATCTGTTGGGATAGCTTCTTTTGTTTCATCTTTTTCTTCTTCTATAACAGTGCCTACAGGAAAGTATCCTTCAGGAATAGGATATACAGGCTTACCACCTAAGAATGGAATGTTTAATTTTTTACCTTCTGCATTTTCGTATTGACGTACATCTTGATTACGTGGGTCAAATTTAGGAACAGTAAAACCACCTTTTTGCATGTGTACAACACCGCCATGTGCTTTCTTTTGTGGTTCTTCTTCTTCCCCCTCAACAATAATTAAATCCATTATACCAAATGGTAAGTCATCAGGCATTGTGGCTTCATCACTGTTACCCATTTGTCCCATTTCTTCCATTTTCTTTAAGCCTTGTTTAGCATTTTGTCTAATCTTCATTAACTTTTCAAGGCCAACATAACGTACTACATCTGCAGGAAAAACAAACTCACCTTCACTTAGCATGGCAGGTATGTCATCTCGTACTTCTTTACGTGTGCTTCCAATGGGAACATCATTTCCTGATACTTCATCTACCATGCCACCTTCATCTCTGAGGCCACCCTCTTCAAAGAGTTTCATTTGTTCTTCCATAGGAACTGCTCCACCTTCTGCAAATCTAAATATACTTGTTGCTGGATCATAATCAAATTCA